GACCCTTTTGTTTGCCTCTGGTGCTACTAAGTTATTTCGCTATAACTCAGGAACTACTAACTTAACGGATGTGTCTAAAGCTGGTGGATATAGCACAGCAGCAGAAGATCGTACATTCTTTACCCAGTTTGGTAATGTGGTTCTTGCAGCTAATGGCGCAAACAAGCTACAGGCATGGACTATTGGAACATCAACCGCATTTGCGGATGTAGCAGCAGCAGCCCCAACAGCAAAATATGTAACGGTTGTGCGTGATTTTGTAGTCTGCGCCAATACATCAACAAACCCTAACCGAGTGCTTTGGTCTGATATTAACGATGAAACAGACTGGACACCAGGCGCAACAAGCCAGTCTGATACACAAGACCTAGCCGATGGTGGCGATATTATGGGCTTGACTGGTGGCGAGTTTGGATTACTCCTTACCGAGCGTTCAATCGTTCGTATGTCCTACATTGGAAGCCCGTTTTACTTCCAGTTTGACTCTATTGCTAGAGGATTGGGCTGTATTACAGGTAACAGCGTTGCTCAATATGCAAGTACCACTTTCTTCCTGTCAGACGATGGTTTCTATAGTTGTGATGGGCAAGCAGTTAAATCAATAGGTTCAGAAAAAGTAGATAAATTCTTCTTTGCCGATGTAAACCTAAGTAAACTAAATGAAATGTCATGCGCTGTAGACCCAGTTAAGAAGCTGGTTATCTGGAACTACACAGACACCTTTGCCGCTAAAAAACAACTAATTTATAACATTTTGCTAGGCAAATGGTCTTACGCAGAATCAACAGCTAGTTATATAAATAATGTCTACACGCCTACGCTTGCATTAGAAAGCCTCGATGTGTTCGGAACGCTCGACTCATTAGGCGTTAGCTTGGACTCTAGACAATGGGCTGGCGGTGCTTTGTTGTTAGCTGGCGTATCAAATGCCAGAGCCATCTCCTTTACTGGAGCTAGGAAAACAGCATCGCTAATTACTGGTGATTTTGGTATTCCTAACGGCAGATCAGTAGTAACCCTAGCTAGACCTATTATTGACAATGGATCAGGAAGCGTTGCTATTGCCTCTAGGGTAAACCTTGATGACACAATTACGCTGAATACTGCTGTAGCTGCTGATGATGAAAATAGGATAGGACTGCGTTCTGCTGGTAGATACCATCGAATTAAGACTATTCCAAGCGGCTTATGGACTTCTGCTTTAGCCGTTGATGTAGATATTGCTCCACAAGGAAATAGATAATGTTTCGTACATTGCCGAACTTTGGCTCTGATCCCCGAAATGTGGCAGAAGTTGTCCGTCAAATATTGAACGGTAAGACCAACAATACGGGTACGATTACATTAGCCACAGGAAACGCTACGACTACGACTTTGTACGATGAGCGCATAAGTTCTGATACCAAGATTGTATTAGTGCCTTATTCTGCCAATGCTTTCTCGGATTCTATTCCGTATGGTGCGTTTCAAGACTCTACCGACCAAACGGCAGCAAGCACGACTGTTGCTTACCCAATGACTTTTAATACAACAGACTACTCCAATGGGGTTTATCTGTCTAATAGCAGTCGCATGAATGTTAGAAATGCTGGTGTTTATAACTTGCAATTTAGCGCACAACTACAAAATACAGACAATGCACAGCATACGGTTGATATTTGGTTTAGAAAGAACGGCACAAATATAACAGCAAGCAATAGCCAATTTACTGTCCCAGCCCGTAAAAGTGCCAGTATTTATGGACATCTTATTGCCGCACTAAACTTCTTTGTAGAACTTGCCGCCAATGATTATGTAGAGATTATGTGGAGAGTAGAAAGTACAACAGTATCACTAGAGCAAATACCTGCACAAACAAGCCCTACAAGACCAGCTACACCTTCTGTTATTGCAACAATGCAAGCAATATCAGGCGGCAGTCTTAGTAATGTTTATGTCAGCGCCCAGACCCAAGGATCAGCAACAATTAGCCATTATTCCAACAATACGGCAAATAAAACATACGGCTATATTTTAGTTGGATAATTCGTTAAAATTGTGGTATGCAAAAAACGCTCGTTAATCCACAAGAACTACGGAATTGGTGGGTATTTGTTAAGCCAGGATTAGATGAAATACTCAGGAAGTCACCAGAAAGCTGGATTCCAGAGGATGTGTACGCAGACTGCATGAATGGCAGGACTATGTTGTGGGTGTTCTCGGTAGACGATCACGCAGTAGGCTTTGCAGTATTAGAGCCAAAAGGCGATGCGCTGCATTGCTGGTGTGGGTGGGCAAATAGTGTTGGTCATTTTGAAAGCGCAGTTAAGTGCGTTTCCGAAATTGCCAAAGCTGGCGGTAGCAGATATGTTACTTTTGAATCGTGGCGATCAGGTTGGAATCGGATCGCTCCTAAATTTGGATTTAAACCTAGATCATGGGTTAAGGAGATATAGTATGGGCGGTAATAGCGGCGGTGGCGGTACTAATACAGTAACAAGGACAGAGCTTGATCCAATTATGCGCCCTTTTGTCCAGTATGGACTAGAGGAGTCAGCACGACTTTATCAAAGCCCTGATGTTCCTCAATATTACCCAGGGCAGACCTATGTTGGTCCATCCCAGCAGACTCAGGCAGCTTTAGCCGCAGCGCAACAACGGGCAACTATGGGTAATCCCTTAGTTCCTGCTGCACAACAAGCCGCACAACAGACCATACAAGGTGGCTTTTTAGGTGGAAACCCTTTCTTTGAAGGCGCATTTAGAGGCGCTACTGCTGGCGCTCAAACGGCATATCAAGACGCAACACAAGCAGCTTTATCCAACGCTAGTCGTGCTGGTCGTTATGGTAGTGGTGCTATGGGTACTGCGCTAGATCGTGCAGGTAGCACATTTGCTAACGCACTCACCAATACTGCTGGACAGTTGGCATACACAAATTATGCAGACGAGCGAGCAAGACAACAGGCTATGATTGGCGCAGCCCCAGGTTTAGCTGGCGCAGACTACACAGACATCAACCAACTTCTACAAACAGGTCAAGCCGCAGAAGGCTACCAAGAAGCTGCTATGGCTGACGCAGTCAACCGCTTTAACTTTGCCCAGCAAGCCCCTTACCAAAAGCTACAAAGCTATCTATCGGGTGCTTATGGCGCTCCATCAGGTATGCAAGTAAGTCAGCCTGTTTACCGTAACCAAGTAGGAAACATCTTAGGCGGTGCATTAACAGGTGCAGCATTGGGCGGCAGTACAGGATTGGGCGCTGGTGTTGGCGCTGGGATTGGCGCAGGTCTTGGACTCTTAGGATAATTATGTCAGGCATCGGATCGTCTTTAGCTGATTTAGACAAAGAAGTAAATAAAAGCATACCTGGCGGTTGGGTAACCATTGGCGGCTTGGCATTGGGTGGAGCTGGTGCTGCTGGTGCATTTAGCGGTCTAGGTGCTGGTGCTGCTGGTGCGGCTGGCGGTACTGCTGCTGGCACAGGATTAACTGCTGGGGCTGGTGCTGCTGGCGGTCTTGCTGGCGCAGGTAGCGCTGCTGGTATTGGCGCAACACAAGCTGCTGCTGGACTTGGCGGTGCTGCTGCTGGTATGGCTGCACCTACGGCTGCTGGTATAGCTGCTCCTGCTGCGTTTGGAACTTTAGCTGGTGCTGGCTCTGCGTCAGGAATGTTAGCTACTCAACAAGCGGCTGGATTAGCTGGCGCTGCAAACCCGTTTTCAATTAGCCCTTCGCAAGCAATAATGGCGAACAAAGCATTAGGTGGCTTTGGTCAACAGCAACCAAGCGGTGAAACCCGTATGTCCGCACCTTTTAAAGCAGGACAACCAGTTAATACTGCTGACCCTATTCTTGCGCTATTAGCGCCAAAGATGAAGAAAAAAGAACGAATTTCACTATTGTGAGGCAATAAATGGCAAGTTACTTAGATTACTTATTCCCACCGCAACAACAACAACCTGTCGCTGGATTATTGGGTGAAGAAGATATTAAGCGTAATCAGCAAATGGCTCAACGGGCTGGATTGCTAAACACAGGGCTTGGTATTCTTGCTGCTAGTGGTCCAAGCCGTATGCCACAAGGCAATATATTGCAAACCATTGCTCCTGGCTTAATGGCAGGTCAACAAGCCTACCAAGGAACATTGGCACAGCAACAAGCTCAGTTAGCTGAACGGGCTAGAGCATTAGAGCCAAAACTTACTACTGTAAAACAAGGTGATGTTGTTTATAGAACAAATCCACGCACAGGACTGTCTGAAAAGTTTTTAGAGGGCGCACCAGAATTACCATCTGGATATAAAAACGCATTAGCTGCACTTGGTTTGCCATTAAATATTCTTCCACAAGATTTGCCGCCAAACTTACAAGCAGCAATCCAAGATCAAATGCAAAAGACATCAGGCGGTAGCAATGTAAGCCTTAATGTTAATACCGAAAAAGGGTATGGTAGTGCGTTTGCTGGGAAAATAGCAGATCAAGATGCCGTTCGATATGACATTGCAACAAAAGCCCCATCCGTATTAGAATCCGTTGATCGTTCACGCAAGCTATTAGCTTCAGGTCAAGTATTTACTGGTGCATTAGCTAGTCAAAAATTAGAATTAGCTAAATTTGGTCAAGCTATTGGCGCTACAGGTAAAAATACAGACGAACTTGTTTCTAATACACAGCAGTTAATGGCTACAAGAGCGCAAGCAACATTAGACTCTATTAAAGCCTCTGGACTTGGCTCTGGTCAAGGATTTACCGATAAAGACCGTCAGTTCTTAGAAAACGCTCGTTTAGGCAATATTACTTATAGTGCAGACGCTTTAAAGCAACAACTTGATATTGAAGAAAAAGCGGCTAGAGGTTCTGTAGATGTTTGGAATCAACGAGTAAAAGAACTTCCTAAATCTGCTAAAGAGCCATTAGGTATTGGCGAAGTAATACTGCCAAAGAAAGAAACAAAACCATCAGGTCGTAAGGTATATAACCCAGCTACAGGCAAGGTTGAATAATGATTATTGATATTCCTAAAGTCGGAGAAGTTGAGTTTCCAGATTCAATGTCTGAACAGGAAATCAACGCTGCCGCTAAAAGGCTTTATGACCAAGCAAATGCCCCTGTTGGAGAAACAGGCGGCATGGCTAGAACTGGTCAATTACTTTTAAGAGGCGCTGCTCCTGTTGCTGCTGGCGCTGGTATTGGTGCTGCTGTTGGTGGCGCACCAGGCGCTCTTATTGGCTCTATGGCTGTGCCTATTGCTGATGCAGCCACCTTAATTGGTAATGAATTAAACAAAGGCAATGTAGCCGTAGAAAACTATGTCCGTAACCTTTTAGGTATGCAAGCTAGACAAGTAGCCCCTACTCAAATGCCATCGCAAGCCTTATCGCAAGGCATGGCGCAAATGGGATTGCCTGAGCCTACATCTACAGGTGAGCGTGTAATAGAGGCTGTTGGCGCTGGCGTTGGCGGTGCAGCAACTCAGTTACCAGCGTTAGGTCGTTTGGCTACTACTGCAACAACAGAAGGCGGAAGAAGGTTGGCTGGTCAATTAGCACAAGCCCCTGGCGCACAATTAGCAGTATCAGCCCCATCCGCAGCCGCAGCACAATATGTAGGTGAAACTACAGAAAGCCCATTGTTAGGTATGGCTGCTGGTGGCTCTATTGGTGCATTAGGCGGTATTCGACCAAGAGTGCGAGAAGTAGCGCCTACACCAGAGCAGTTACGCAATCTGTCTGAATTGCAATATACCAATGCTACTAAAGCTGGCGTTGTCGTAAGCCCTGAGTCTTTACAAGCTAAGTTGCCATCGTTTAACGAGGCTCTTAAAGTAGAAGGCTATGACCCAGGACTGCATCCACAGTTAAACGCTGTAGTTACCCGTTTACAGCAAGAAACGGATGCGCCTAAAACGCTAAAAGAATTAGAAACATTGCGCCGCATTGTAAAAGCGCCTACTAGAACTTTTGACAACCCAGACCAGCAACGCATTGCTTATCGCTTGCTAGATGAGTTCGATGATTATGTAGATAATCTTAAACCTGCTGATTTGGTTGGCGCTGCAAAAGAAAGTAAGACAGCTACTAACGCATTGTCTAAGGCTCGTAACTTATACGCTCGGTCTAAGAAGGCTGATCTTATGGCTGATATTCTTGAAAGAGCAGAGATTCGTGCTGGCGCAAACTTTACGCAATCAGGCTTAGAAAACTCAATTCGCCAAGAGTTAAAATCATTAGCATTAAACAAAAAACGCATGGCTGGCTTTTCACAAGCAGAACAAGATGCTATTAAGGCTGCTGCTAAAGGCGGTAATGTGCAGAATGTATTACGCAGTATTGGCAAGTATGCCGCTACAAGCCCTATTCCTACTGGAGTAGGCGTAGGTGGCGGTGCATATTTAGGCGCAGCCTTACTTGGTAGCCCAGTCGGTGCTGCCATAGGCGCTGCTGCTGTTCCTGCTGTTGGTGGTTTAGCAAGGGCTGGAGCTACTAGCATCGGAATGAGTCGTCTGCAAGAATTACAGGACATGATTGCATTGGGTCGTATGCCACAGAATCAAACTAGAACACGCTTAATGGGTGTTACAGGTATTAGAGGACTGTTATCTTCACCAGAAGAAAGACAGCAGTTAATTGATGAAGAAACCAATCTAGGACAGTAAGGAAAAAAAATGCCAATCACAAAAATTAGCGAATACAGCGCAACAGCCGCAAGTAATACCGATATTAACGGGATTGACATTGCAGAAGGATGCGCTCCTAGCGGAATAAACGATGCAATCCGTACCCTGATGAAGCAGATTAAAGACCTGCAAGCTGGTACTAGCGGAGATACTATTCCACTAACTGCTGGCGGCACAGGCTCTACTACTGCTTCTGCTGCTCGTACAGCACTTGGAGCTACCACTACTGGTAATAGTTTATTTACTGCCGCAGATGCTTCTGCTGCTCGTACAGCGATTGGCGCAGGAACAGGTGATGTAACTACTACAGGCACACAAAGCCTTACAAATAAAACTTTAGAAAACCCAACAGTACAAAACTATGTAGAAAGTGTTGTTGCTATTGGCACAGTAACATCTAGTCATACTTTAGCTCTTACTAATGGCACAGTACAAACTGCTACATTAACAGCTTCCACAGCGTGTACCTTTACGATGCCAACTGCTACGGCTGGTAAGTCTTTTGTATTACTGTTAAAACAAGCAGCAGCTACAGGCAATGGAACAGCTACATTTACTTCTGTAAAATTTGGTACTGCTGGCGCACCAACTATTACGGCTGCAGCTGGCAAAATGGACATTCTAACTTTTGTAGCCGACGGCACTAACTGGTACGGCTCTATTGCTCAAGGATACACACCATAATGTTTGCCGCTAAGAATTCTTTCTTAACTGCTGGTGGTCCTGCGTTGTATATGCAAGCTACTACATCTGGCGCAACGGTAGTTACAAGCGGTAATTATAAAATTGCTAGTTTTAACGGAGATGGCTCTTTTACTGTTACATCAACTGGAACAGACCCAACAGACGGAAATAAAGTAGAGTATTTAATTGTTTCTGGCGGTGGTGGTGGCGGCACTAGATATGGAGGAGGCGCTGGCGCTGGTGGATTACTATCAGCATCCAATGTGACCGTTACAGCACAGTCTTATACAGTAACAGTCGGCGCTGGCGGTCCCGCCGTTGGATCATCTTTCGGAAGTGGAGTTAACGGCTCTGCATCTTCATTTAATAGTGTTTCTCCATCTGGGGGTGGTGGTGGTGGATTTAACACTACTAACGGAGCTGCTGGCGCTTCTGGTGGCGGCGGTGGCTCTGCTGGAGGCACAACTACTGGTGGTACTGGAGTATCTGGTCAAGGAAAAGATGGTGGAACTGGCGCTCAAATAAGCTCTTATCCTTATGTAAATTATGCTGCTGGCGGCGGTGGCGGAGCAGGAGTCGCAGGAGGAAATGGTGTTTTTTCAAAAGCTGGTAATGGTGGAAATGGTACACAATCATCAATAACTGGAACATCAACATATTACGCAGGTGGTGGAGCAGGTAGTCACAATAACGCTGGTGGCGATGCTGGTTTAGGTGGCGGTGGATTGCAATATTCAGATCAATTCTTTAATCAGGCTACTGGCGCTGCAAATACAGGTGGTGGCGGTGGCGGTAGATATGGACAAGCGCCTGGCGCACCTACTCCAAATCTTAATAGCGGTGGATCAGGTATTGTTATAGTTAAATGGAGATTCCAATAATGGCTCACTTTGCAGAGTTGGACTCAAACAATATTGTTTTGAGAGTCAATTGTTTAGATAATTCCGTAATGGAAAATGGACAGGGTCAGCGTGTAGAGCAACTTGGCATAGATTTCTTACAAAAATTATACGGATCAAACACAATTTGGAAGCAAACTAGTTACAACACCAACGGTGGAGTTTATTTTATTCCAAATACAACTGCTCCAGACCCAGATCAGTCTAAAGCATTTAGAAAAAATTATGCTGGTATTGGCTATACTTATGATGCAGTAAAAGATGCCTTTATTCCACCTATGCCGCCACCATTTTCAAATGGCGATCAATGGCAATTAGATGAGTTTTCTTGTATGTGGTTTGACCCGTTAATGCCAGAAGAAATTCCAACAATAGGAGTAGACCGTGTCTGATATACCATTAGTAGATATGAAGATTGTAGATAATGTGTTTGTAAAAATGCACCACTTTATTCGTGCTGGCGATTCACATGATGGACATTCTCATACTTTTGACCACATTACTTTACTATCTTCTGGATCAGTAAAAATGATTCATGATAAAGGTGAGGCAGAATACAAAGCCCCATACCTTATTGTTACGCCAAAAGGCATTAAACATCAGTTCACAGCCCTAGAGCCAAACACGGTATTTTGCTGTATACACGCCATTCGTGAAAGCGATGACATTGACGGCGTTGCTCCTCAAGATATAAATCCAGATCAAGCTCTTGAATTATTAAAAAAATATCCTTTGGTAGAAGGTGAATAATGCAAGAAGATCAAAGACTAGGAAGAATAGAGGAAAAGCTAGATAAATTAGCAGATGCCGTAGTAGGTCTTGCTCGTATGGAAGAACGGATGCTTACTCTTTTTAAGCGTATAGAAAAGTACGAGGAAAAACAGGAAGATTTGGTTGAGCGTGTTTCTGCTATTGAGCTTGAGGATGCTGGCAAGAACTCTATCTATCGAATACTAGATAAATCTGTATGGTTAGTAGTTGGTATAGCTGCGGCTTTCTTTTTTGATCTTTTTAAAAAATGAAGCTGTACTCAAACTGGAAAGAGATATTAGTAAAAGCATGGTCTATTCGGTTCATGCTGATGGCTGGTGTGTTATCAGGCATAGAAGTGGTACTGCCGTTATTCCATGACTCTATCCCTAAGAACATATTTGCTGCGCTATCTTTGGTGTTTGTTACCCTTGCTTTTGTTTCTAGGCTGGTGGCTCAGAGAGATGTTTGAACGCAAACACATAGC